GAGATGAGAATCTTCTTTGCGGTGACAGAGATGAACCTAGCTGATACAATTTACCCATATATGGAGGCATTAACGATGACCGACAGTCGAGAGCAGGTTATGAAGAAATTCTTGGATATGACGGCAAAATCATCAGACGATGTCTCACAAGTGATGTTCCTCGAAATTGATCTGTCAAGATGGAATCTGAGATGGAGGAAGCTAACGGTGCACCTTATTGGTGACTGTCTAGACGACTTATTCGGGATGCACGGTGTGTATACTTATGTCCACACGTTCTTTGAGCAGTGTCTCTTTGTAGTGCGCGTAGCAGGCCTTCGCCCAGAAGGGATAGAAGAGAGGCATCCTCCTGAGTCAGAGTTAGCATGGGGGGGAGGAAGTGGAAGGCCTCATCTCGGAGGATGCGAGGGAATTGTGCAGAAGGAATGGAGTATCCCGACGTGCCTGGCACTCAATCTTGCATTTGAGGATAAAGGACTGCACTACAAAGCGGCCGGACAGGGTGATAACCAGGTGGTCACGGTCTACTACTCACGGAACTCAACACAGACGGCGAGAGAACAGGCAATTGCCTTGAGAGACGAACTTCTGAGTGCTATCAGTTCAGAGTATGCTCGAGTCGGACAAGAAGTCAAACCTGAGGAATGTCTTGAATCTTCAACTATAATCACCTACTCTAAGGACGTCTTCGTGAACGGAGTATACTGTCCTACAGCTCTAAAGTTCCACTCCCGGCTGTTCCCTCATGCATCACAGGACTTTCCTTCTGTTAGGTCCAATATTGGTGCAATCTTTTCGGGCGCAACCGCCGGTGGAGAAAGATGTCTCAAGCCTACACGAAGTCTTTACCTTGGTCTCTTACAGGCTGCGCTGTACTTGATTAACCTGTCCCGCTGTACACAGCCCCACGGGGAGTGGGTCAGGGATACATACGGGGAGATGGGTGACTCATTCCTCACGTTTGTGTTGACACTTCCATCTGATCTGGGAGGGTTTCCAACTGCAGGGATTATGGAGTTCCTTTATAAGGGAGGGAGTGATCCACTCTCTAAGGCACTCTGCAATATGGTGATACTCGCGTCAGACCCTAATGAGAGGTTGTACGACCGAATGTTATCCCACCTCTCTGATGAGCGCCTCTACTCCTCCAACCCAAAACCACTCAGCCTCATTAGAGACCCCTACTCGCTGCCGTTTAACAAGCCTGTCACCCCGATCGATGGTATCACTCAACAAACAATGGACGCAATCTCCGGTGACTTCAAGAACCGAGCACTTCGCGAGCTGGTCCAGACAAGAGTCACCGAGCACATGGAAGAATTAATTGCAGTGATTGGCTCTATGCGACCTTTT